ATAATATCTATTTATAAGATAGGCATTAAGCTTTATTAAATACACTATCCTTTAATGGAATAGTAACAAACTTGCGATAACGTTTATCTAACTTCTGTTTAGATGTATAATAGATTGGCTCACCTTCGCCCCATTTTTGATAGGCAATTGGGCGAGCACCATCCATTAAATATACGTGATTTGGTTGACGATAATCAACCTTCCATTCAGTTACTTCTTTAATAACTTCTAATGCCATATTATTTCCAAGTCCTGTGATTTTCAGCAACCCATTCTTCACCGTCATATTCGCCAATGTGCCATTCGACATCATCTGGGATTTCAACAACTGCTAATTTTGATGAATAACTATTATTAGCTGCTTCTCTTAACTGTTCAACTGTTTGAACTAGGAATTTGTCATCACGAGCAATTTCTTGTGGGTCAAATCTTTGAGCAACAGTTTTTTCATTGAACTCAATTTTTTCTTCGACTGTCAACTCATCCCATTCCTTTGAGACAAATCTTTCTTCGACAGGAACCAACCAATAATCCCACCACTCATATTTTTTGTTATGTTCTGGGAACACAGGAGTTCCAGTTAACTCTAAATACAACATTACAGCTTCGTGAGATAAACCGAAGCCACCATAACATTTATTAATAACAACTTTCATAATCATTCCCATCCAAATTTTTTAGCACAGTATTCACCAACTACCGCAACAAGACAAAAAACAAACAAACCAATCATTAACAAAATAGCATTTTCAATCATAATTTATCTCCTTAATTATTAGCAATAACTTCGAGTGTCATATTATTTAGAGAAGTACATTTTAGCTTGTGCTTCTGAACATTTGAATTTTTTACCAGCATTTTCAAAGATGAATGGGTATGCTTTACCCCGAGTGTTATAACCAACTAATGTTTTGCCACATTTAGAAGTCTTAACAAAACCTTTAGTAGCCATCACGAACTCTAATACTGAGTCTTCTTTAGTTTTTGCACCGATTACTTTAGCTTCCATCTTAGTAGTGAAAGAACCAGCACTGAAACGGATGTTACCAATTTTAATTTCAATGCCATTTTCTTTAGCGTATTTAGACAATATAGCAGAAATGTCTTCACGTACGTTTTTAAGATTTGCTTTGTTGAATTCTTTAATCATAATATATTTCCTTCTCAATTAATTATTAGCAATAACTTTAACAGCTTCTTCAACACGTTTGCTGTAAGCCATTTGTCCAGGTTTTTGCACGTCTTTCATAACTTCTACTACAGACATACCTAAAAATAATGCTTCTTTTAAAAGAATATTCATTGCGGTTTGTGTTTTCATAATTTAGTTCCTTCTCAATAATTTATTTAATATAGTTATTATATCAAAGGCCGTATTTAATGTAAACAACTAATTAAAAATAATTTGGTCCGGCGTGCTGGAATCGAACCAACAATGAGGGAGTAGAAATCCCTGGTTATATCCATTTAACTAACACCGGAAGTTGGGAGTTATCCTCCCTGATGACCGAACCCTCATACGTCTATAAGGTAATAACTGTATATTCAGTTTAGCATTTGCACTGTCTGCACATATCTGCAGTACAAAGTGGCCCGGTACTTTTAACATTAAAACATCCACCTATAGATACCCCATAGGTCTATTAATAGAAATAGACAATTATGGAAAAACATTGCATGGTCTTTATATCTCCAAAAGACATGCATACCCATTATATGGCCTAAGCCAAACATAAAGTATCCATATTTACTATATTCAAAGTTACTACTAATTGTCAATGCGCTTGCCAAGAATACAAATGACATGGCCCATTTCCAAGCTTGTTCGTTTTTTAATTTTTTCATAATGATATTATATCATAAGAATTAATTAATGTAAACAAATGAATTTATTGGAAATGAGTTAACCAAAAGTTTGCCATAATATGTACACATGTTATCATTTCAACTACTCTCATAAACCACCATAAGGTGTCTCTCTCAGGATGCTTCATCCACATCCCAATCAATTATAATTCTAAAGAATCCTAACTCTAAGAGAGCTGCATTAGATTTCCAATAGAAAGATAACCCTACAGCAAACCCTACAATTAATTCTAGACCAAAAACATAATCACCAATTTCACCTAATTTTACCATAAAAGTTTCCTATCAATTGGATTAATTTTTTAAAAGGAGTAACAGAGTTTTTACTTAGTTGGACACTGCTACTCCCTGGGCTTTTTTTGGTCGCCCAGGCCCAGGCTTTTGTGTCGTCACTGTTTCTGTTATTTTTTCTTCTACCTTTTTTATTTTCTTTGGTTCCTCCGTTGGTGGGACTTGAATGAAACCATTTTCAAAAGCCATTTGATGTGTAATATTAGGATAAAGTGTAGTTAAATCTTGATCCTTTAATGCTAATAAAACTTTAGCTTCTGAAGGGTGAACGGATTCTAGCAACTGGACAAATAAAGTTTCACGTCTAATTGCAGGCAAATCTTTTCTACAAAATACATACAGCCTTCTTAATTCTTGCTTAAGAGTAGCCGGAGTCATACCAATAGGAGCAGCATCATGTTTATATGGTGGGTCTCCTTCAGGTAAAACAAATTTTGCACTTGGGTCAAATGCGTGCTTAAATACTAAACTTAGTGCTGCCTCACCTCGGTATCGAACAATTGATCCTGGGTTGGCATTAATTTCACTTAGCATTTCTGGTATAAATTTTTGCATAATTTTTCCTTAAAACTGTTCAATTTCATTATAAATAATTATATATTTAATGTAAAATAAAAATGTGGTTCGCGATACTGGTCATATCCAACCACCCTAATACTGTAAAGGAGTATCAGCATGTCTATTTATTACGTTTATGCTTATATAAGAGCATCAGATGGCACGCCCTATTATATTGGTAAGGGTAAAGGTGATAGAGCATATAGTAAAAACCATAAAGTTTCAGTCCCGAAAGATAAAACTAAAATTGTATTTTTAGAAAAAAATTTAACTAATCTTGGTGCTATGGCTATTGAACGTAGATTAATACGTTGGTGGGGCCGTAAAGATCTTGGTACTGGTATTCTCTATAATAGAACCAATGGTGGTGATGGTATAAGTGGAGCAGTTCGTATTTTTACAGAATCTCATAAAAATAACATGAGAAAACCAAAAAGACCAAGATCCAAAGAACATTGTAATAATTTAAGAAAACCAAAATCAACACAAGCAAAAATTAATATGGCTAATTCCATGGATAAAACTCATTCTAAAAATTGGTTATTAATCTCCCCTGATGGAATAAAATTTAATATTACTAATTTAAATAAATTTTGCAAACTTAATAATTTAAATCAAAGTAATATGAATCAAGTAGCATTGGGTAAACGTAAACACCATAAAAGATGGACTTGTTCATATTCAAATTAGAACTGTTCAATTTCATCCAGTAGTAAACGACACTTATTACGTATAAGATAATTCATAATAGAGTTTTTGTTACCTTTAATCTCTTGATTAGTATAACTATCTATAATGGAATTACTTACGTCTTCTGGGATAAAATCCAAATCAATTAAGGTTTGATTACGGTTCCAATTTCTGCGTTGTACATCATTTTCACAAGCATCTGCACCTAGTTCTAGGAAGGTATTTAACCTCTTTTTAAGAATAGGTGTTTGTCGGATACCTTCAACAAATACATTATCTGCAGACAGAATGTTTGGAATTCCATCATCGCCCGCACGCACAATGTGCTCAATTAAATAAGCTTTAGGGTCAGATACTGTAACAAATTTCTTTTGCATTGGTGACCACTGGCGCACGTTGCTATACTTTTGGAGTTGTTTAAAGTCACCATCCGATGAGATAATTATAACCTTCTGTGGTTCCTCATATAACCCTTGAGTGATGAATCCATTTGTTTGTGTCCATTTAGATAATGTACCAATAATATCATCTGCCTCTGCACGGTCAATGCACACAACCTTGTATGGGAAGTATTCAATAAGGTCCTGTCTGATATCAGACATGGTATCAAAGATTAGTTTCCAATCCAAATCAGATTTTTCCCTACTGGCTTTTCTACCTGCCTTATAAAATTCAAATATGTCTTTCCGCCAATAGTTTCTACCGTCACAGGCAATAACTATTTCACCATACTCTTGTCCATATTTCTTTTTATAGAACTTAATTGAAGATAGAATAGCATGACGGATAATATTAACCGCCTTGTCTTTATCTGATGATGACTTCATAATCTCACCAGAGAATTGCATAACATTAGAAATTGCCACTTGCGAATAATCAATTATAATCATTACTTAAACACTCCAATCAAAACACAATCATCATTTATTCTACCGTTTGGTGTGGAGTTTTTTGTAGTTAAGGATTTAAATGCCGCACCTAAACTACGTTTACCAATTTCAACAGTCTTAAAGAACTCTTCTGGTTTACGTAAACTTTTTGAATCCGTACCTGATATCTCATAACCTATAATAGTGGTACCTTTAACAGTTAAGTCTCCCTTGTAGACAGAGAGTTTTCTATACTTAGTGTTATATACCCATAACTCTGATGAACCTATAATGTCCATAGGGTTAACTGATTTAAGATTAAGTTCTGCAAATTCTTTCATATACTTTAATTTTGCAACCAGTTTCATTGGTGGCACAGGTTTCCGCATACGTGGAGACCTAGCAGACTTAACTGATACTACTTGTTGATTACAGTCATCAATAATACTCTTGACAAAATCATAAAACTTTTTAAGTTGTGCCTTTGAGAAATATGAATAACCTTCTACAAGTTGTTCGTCGGACCCTGTAATGGCATCTGCAAGTTCTTGTTCGAGTCCGTTGAAGTATTCTCCAACTCGTTTGGCAACTGCACCTGAGATTTGGTTAGATAATAGATATCCCTTTGCCGAGAATGTTGAAGACTTGTTCTTAATAAATTCATCGATGTGTTCATCAATTTCTCCAGTGATTTTAAGTGCTGCTTCTTGAATACGATCTTGTACAGAAACCACATTACCAGTTGAAATATCAATAGTTTCTTTAGGTTTGTTTTCCTTTTTGTATTTATCCAGGAGATTATTAATTTTTACTTGCAAAGTAGATTTATCTGTGTCTGAAACATATTGATCACGCATAATCAACCTGCCGAGGAAACCAATTTGACGTAACTCGTGGTCTGATGCCTCACCGAATGAATATAGATAATCCTTATTCTTAACAAAGTTTGCATATGCAACTGCATATTTTTTAATGTCTTTGTTTTCAGTATTTGCATTATACCAATTTAAAGCCAGCATAAGTTGAACTCTGTAATTATCATTATTAGTAATTACTGGTTCGCCTGTAGTGCCTCGAGCCAAACCAAGTGCCAGTTCAACCTTTTTACGTTTACGTTCCATTTGTATTTCTGTTGCCATATTAGTCTCCTCGACTCATTGAATATATTGTTATTATATCAAAGGCAGTATTTAATGTAAACACTTTTATGGTACTAATTTTACAACTTCTTCGTAAAGTGTTTCTAATTCTTCAAAGTCTTGGGCTTCTTCGTTAAAGTTTTGCTTGTGATAAACCCTTGCCAACTTATTAACCGTTTTCTTTGGTAATTGAAATGTGTCGGATAAATCTGAGAGAATGGTTTTGATTAGATCTTTTTCTGCTGCAATTCGCGTCATACTGTTACTAGCTTCTTGTAATGCACCATTGATTTTTTTACGGTCTACTTCATTATTAATCATATTATATTATCCTTAAACGTCAAATGAAAATGCTTTAATTGAATCCCAACGGAATGATCTCCAACCTTCTTTTTCTACATCCCAAACACTGATGATATTTGGGTTAGGAGTTTTGGTTGATGTTTTTTCTTCTGTAACCTTAGGTACAACTTTTTCACTAAGAGTGCATTTCATCAACCGCTCAGTACCATCTACTTTAGTAAATGTAATTTGAGCTACACCTTTGCTTAAAACATTTTTAACAAACACTTTACCTTCTTCTGTGTTTAATTTATTTGTATTAACCATTTGCATTTTGTTTCTCCGTTACTTTACGTGGTGGTTTACCATTTGGACCAATATCATAAGCCATGGTCATTCTAGGTGCTTCATTTAATTCTGCATTAATAAATGCTTTTTTCCATAAACGCCTTAATTCCTTATCCTGGATTGAACCCAACATAAGTTTATTAGCCTTTGATAACTTAAAGTTGCTGTCTGCTTTTTTCATTTCATCTCCTATGGTTGCATTGCATAATCAATTTTATCTATGATTTCGGTTTCCAAAACAAAAGCCAATGTGTTAGCTTTAGATTCAGAAATGAACATCATTTCCCTAACGAACACTTGCATATCTTCAGTGTCCATCTTTGAAATTTCTTTTGCTAATTCATACGTTTGCATAATATAACACTCCTTATTAATTTAATAAGTGTATTATATCAAACATTGTATTTAATGTAAACAATTATTTACGTTTATAGGTAACTTTATTAATTGGATCGTAGTCAATTTGATTGACCGAAATTGATGGTTTTTTTTGAAGATTCTCAACTTCTTTTTCAATAGTTGATTCTTGAGGTGGTGGTTTTGGAATTGGTATGATATCATCGCTTCCGACAGGTAGGTTATATTCTGTGTCAAACAAATGTTCGGTCATTTCCATATTTTGATCAACACCTGATTCTTTTTTAATTTCTTCTATATCAGGATAGTCTGGTTCTTCTTTTTTATTGTGTTTTAATGTCCAATTAGCAGCAACAAGCATGAGTACTGCTAATGGATCAAATACTGAAACAATCATTAATATAACAATACGTACTGCTTTTTCAAGTAACGATTGATCTATTTGATCTCCGTAGATGAGGGCGGCAATGTATTTGATTGGTCCAACTTCTGCTTCGATTTTACGGATTTCCGATGATAGTGGCGCTTTTTCTTCGTTGTATCTTGCGATGTTGGCTTGGGAGGTACTGATGGTGTCAAAGATTTGTTTTCGTTCTTTGGCTTGTCTTTTACGGGTTGTAATACTTCTTTCAACGGCTTTTGTGTCGGTTGCGCTGGCTGTTCTGTTGATGATTTCATTAACTTGCTGATCCAACTGATTAAGTGTTCTACGGGATTCATTTATTATTTCCTTTTCTTGGTTTATTTTCTCTTCTAATAAAGAGACTTTTGCTTGTACATCACCTGTGGGTACTGCTTGGTCTAGATGTGCTTTTGATAGGAACCCAAAGATACCCATACTTGTCAATGTCATTAATATCATTAATGCTATAATGAAATAAGTTTTCATCATTATCGGAATTTCTTTCCAATTATTATACAACCATGATGCAACTACAAGTTTTGATACTTCTAAGGTTGCACCCATAATTATAATTGGGACTACAGCTGCAGCAAATATAGCGACAAGGCCTGCTATACTATAATATGCAGCAGTAGCCGAAAGAGCAATTGCAGATAAAAACATTAAGTAAATCATTCCCAATACCTCGAATAGTCGATTGAGTTCCAATACTTCTCGTTATTACGATTCCAAAAATTCTTAATCAGATACCAAGCCATGCCAAAATATCCCATCTTTTGGAACCTTCTACTATCTTGTCCAAAATAGTGGTTTACCAGTTTGAACTTTTTGACATCATACATTTTTGATAAAAAGAAGTCTTCACTTGTCTGATATTTTGCAGGGAATCTTCCTAATTCTTCAAATTTATCTCTACGAGTTAAAAAGAATGCACCTATTGCAAATGGTAACCAATGTTGCATAATACCGTTAATAACATTAAATGCACCAAATCCAATCTTAGCCAGAATGCTATTATCATAACACTTTGCATATAATCCAACTAGATCTAAATTATTAGATTCTAATTCATTAACTGAATCTATAATAACTGTCGGTGAGAAAAATCTAACGTCACTGTCGATGAATAAAATATAAGGTGTCTTAACTAATTTTGCACCATTATTTTTTGCAATGGAAACTGGGCCACCCTCAATTATTTTTATATTAAGACAACCTTTATGTTCCTTAATAACTTTTCTAGTATTATCAGTAGAAGCATCAGCAATAATAATTTTCGTATTACCAATATTTTGTTCTTTTAAACTTTGTAGTAAATGATGGATATAATTTTCTTCATTCTTGCAAGGAACAACAATAGTTATTTTATCACTCAGTTTCATTTTAATTTCTTCCAATAAACAATTTCCCATCGGCCATCTTCGTGCTCAACCAGAGCACTACAACTTTCTACCCAGTCTCCATCATTCATATAGATAACACCATTAATGTTTTTAATTTCTGGTGTATGTATATGTCCACAAATAACTCCGTCAAATCCTTTTTTATGACAATAATTTGCTAATGATTCTTCAAACTTAAATACAAAGTCAATAGCTTTTTTTACTTTATGTTTTAAATATTGGCTAAGCGACCAATATCCAAAGCCAAGTTTATGACTAATATAATTAAACTTAGTGTTAATCCAAAGTACAAAATCATAAGCACTGTCACCCAAGAAACTAATCCATCTAGCCATTCTAGTAATCCCATCGAACATATCTCCATGTGTAATTAATAACTTATTGCCTTTTAAATCTCTATATTCTGCTTGATTACATATTGTAATGTTACCAAGAGAAAACTGATTAACAAAGGGTCTAATAAACTCGTCATGATTACCAGTCACATAGGTAACTTTAACTCCTTTTTTGGAATAGCCTAAAATTTTACGGATTACATTAGTATGAGATTGTTTCCATCTCCATTTATTCTGTTGAATCTTCCATCCATCAATAATATCACCTATTAAAAATAAATTATCACAAGTATGATGTTTTAAGAAGTTATTTAGCAACTCAGCTTTGCAGTCTGTAGTTCCCAAATGTAAATCCGAAATACAAATGGTTTTATATTTTTTAATCATTTCTTAATATGATTCCTATGTACTCGGCATTGAATTTGACCATTATACCATTTATCAGGATATTCTAAAACTTCATTTATCATCTGTTCTTTAGCTTCAAAATAAGATGCAGTACCTTTATTTGGGCACATATGCAATATTTCTCTAATAAAGTTTTCTTTACCTAACAACTCAACATCTTTATTTACTTCATCTGAGGATGACCAATAGTCTTTCCAATCTGATTCACTTTTTATTTTCTTTTTCTTACCATTAACCATTTTAGTTTTAGTAAACCAAAATAGTTTCTTTCCAATATATTTTCTACCATTACTAAGATTTGTAATTAAATACACAAAAGAGTAAGTTCCTTCTGGTATTTCATTCACTGGTTCTTTATTATACAACCAGGTCATTCTTCGTCAAACTCTTCTTCTTCATAGATATCACCACCACAAATTGGGCAATATACTATTTCAGAAAGAACAATTTCATCTCCCTTTACTGTTATTTTACCTTCAGACCCACAATGGTCACAATCGAAATGTTTTAATACTGACACTTTACTTTCCTTTTAATTTTAAATTTAAAGTAAAATTTTCAACAACTAATTTAGTAATAGTTGCTATCATAACTTCGCGTTCACTAATATCATACTTTGAAAATTGATTAACCACATTCATTGCTATTAACTTATAAGCATTTTCTTCATCAATTGATAGCATACCCCAATCAATAGGATCTTCTGATTCCACTTCTTGTGCAAGTTCGACAATCCTGTCTATATATT